ATATAATATATATATATATATATCTTACTGTTTGATTGATATTATATATATTAATATATATATATATTATGTTGTTATATTAAAGGGAACGTGTGCGGTGGCGAAGCCACGGTGAGCGATAGCGAGCCACACGAGGGACGAGTGCGCACACGACATAGCCGTTATAACACCAGTAAGCCGTTTACGATGGAGTTGAAACACCTGCGTGCTACCTCGCTAACGCTCGGAACCAAACTAGCGTTTGGTAAAAAAGACTCCGTGCTACCTCACTAGCGTTCAGAACCACTGAAAAGACTCCGTGCTATCTGAGAAACCACTCCGTGCTACTAACGGATAACACAGGGTAGTAAGAACCACTTGCGTAGCGAGAAAAAGGGCTGTTAGGGGCTTTTTTACGCGTTTAAACAAGGGCTAAAATATATACTATACTATGGATATAGAGAGGGGCACAAGCCCACTAAAAAAATACAAGAGAGGTAAAAAATGGATAAGAAATATTTAGCGCTTGAGAAAGCGCGCAATCAAAAGTGGTTAAACTCCTTGGCGGCGCAAGAGCGCCGTCAGGCGCAAAGAAGTTACAGCGACTTATTAAAGTCCTTTGAGGACGACTTCACCAGGGCCGCCGTAAACGAGTACTACGACCGGTTAAACGACGAAACAAGACTTTTTGGGTCAGACGACTACGACCCCTATTTTGGTGATAACTTTGAGTTTTGATAAAGGAGAAAAAAAAATGGTACTGTTAGTAATTATGTTAGTGTTATTTTTCCGCCCTATTTTGCGGGCGGTAGGACTTATGAACGAGGCCTTAAACGCTGGCCTTGATAAGGCCGAGACGAAATTAAAAACGGAGGATAAATAATATGATGGATAGAGATTTGGAGCTTGCCGGAATTAACGGCAAGGTAAAGCTTGATGAGTTTAACGAAATGGACGGGTATTCTGTGGCAGAGAGTACCGCAGAGTATTTGGCTCAATGGGCCAAAGATAACGCCACCGATACGGCGGTTTTGGCGGGTGAGCCTCTGGCTTGCGAGTTTTACAAGGCGGGATACACAAAGTCCAACCGCCTTTGGCTCTGCTTTAAGACGCCAGCCAATAAGTTAGGCGTATTGTCGTTAAGCCCAGCATTAGCCCACGATATTGCGCCCGATATCTTACCAACGGAGCCAGTCTATAAGACCAGCCCGCGCGGACTTAAACTTTACGCAGGCGAGCAGTGGACGCTGTCCGCAGCCGACTTAAACGCCAAACTGAAAGGCTATACACTAGCCGTCCAGTTTGAGACGCGAACGGTAAAGGGCAAAGACGGTAAGCCCGACGAGCAGCGCACCGTGCCAGTCTTGTTAGATATTTTCTAGCACACCAAAGCCCCGCTACCAAGCGGGGCTTCTTTTTGTCTTTTTTTTTCCAAAACCGTTTTGCAATATAAAAAGAATTATTTTTCCCAGCGGCTAGGGGCCAAGTGGAAAAGGGCTCCCTATTCCTCCTAAAAGGGAACCCTATCCTTTCCAAACAGCAAGCCGTTCCGTTTCCATCCATTACAAACAAAACCGTTCATACGCTATTTCTATCCATAACTCCGCACTCTATATCAATACCTTAAAAGAATGCTTATGATTCCCACAGTAAATAGCGTTTAATTGAGCAAAATGGTACCATACAGCGATTTTAGGTACCATACGGGTATGGTTTATTGATTTTTGTAAAAAAAGAGTGTATAATGCGGATATGAACGATTTATTAAATCAATTGCACAATCAAGTATTAGTGGACTACATACAAGATGATACCCAGCCTGCGGATGTGATACCGGTTGAGGTGGAGGAGTCTGCTAATGCGATAGCAAAGCAACAGGCTATGGAAGAGTTGGTAGCGAAGCGAAAGAAAGAGATAGAAGCCTGGGCGTTACGCAGGGGGATACAGAAAGGTGTTCCGGACCAAGAGGATATTGAGAAGATTAGCCGGCGGTTACGCAAGGGCAAATCCATAACGGACTCTATTAAGGGAGTATGTTCGCACACTACTTGGAGGAAGTGGAAGGAGCAATATCCGGCGTTGGAAGAGATGGAAGAAGACGCGAGGGAGTGGCGTAAGAACAGATTATCTATTGAGGCTATGCGTATAGCGGATATGCCGGACAGAGAGAAGATGGGGCAGAACACGCGGGACAATATGCGTATTAATACCCGGTTGGCAGAGATAGCGCGTATTGACAAATTGACAGAGATACGCAACAACAAGAATCAGATACCGAATAATGTAATACCGATACAGATAAATGTGAAATATGGAAAAGACGACAAAATCGTGTGATATTCGTTTGGCCAAGATATATGAGCCTATATGGAAGCATAAGCGTATTAAAGCGTTCTTTGGTGGACGTGGGGGAGGTCGTGGAAATCCGGTAGATATGATTATCCCGACAAAAGATGGTTTAAAACGCTTTGGGGACCTGACTATGAAAGATATGGTTTATGGTTCTGATGGAAAGTTTCAACGGATTACTGGCATATATGACAGGGGCGAGTTAGATACTTACAGAGTACATTTTTCTGATGGGTCTTATTTAGATACAGACCCCACGCATATATGGGCGTTTGATTATACCCGCTCCAAGACAGACAAAAAGCGCAGAATAATCACAACGGATGATATTTTACATATTCAGCCAAAAGATTATTACAGATGGCACTTGCCGCTGGTGTGTATTACAGAAGGAAAAAAGATTGCTATAAACGCTTATTTGGTTGGTTTATGGCTGGCTGACGGTAGTTGGTCTGTAAAGAGGGCTGTTATATCCAAGAAAGAGCCTTTTGTTAAAGCATATCTAGATACCACGGACTACAAGAATAAACGCACCAGGGAAGATGGCGTCAGCCAATATACTTATTCCACGAACAATAAGTTGTCTTTGTTCTTGCAGAAACAGGTGGGTCATAAGACTGCCAAGAGTAAGTTCATACCAGAGTGCTTCTTTACGGCCGATTATGAGTCCCGTATTGAGTTATTGCACGGTTTAATGGACGGGGATGGTAGATTAGACCGCAGAGCAGGGCGAGATTATGTTTCTCCGCAGTACCATACCACGAGCAAGCAATTGGCGGATGATGTAGTGAGTCTGGTTTGTTCATTGGGTGGCGTTGCAAAACAGCGAGTAGATAGTGATGGCACTTACGAGGTCAACATATATTTGCCATTTAATACGTTTAAATATAGCCACGAAGCAAAAGAATATAAGCCGGTTAGAGACGCCAAATATGAGCAACGTATCCTGTCTGGTATTGAATATATCGGGAAGAAAGAAATACGCTGTATTAGAGTTGCAAATGCAGATTCCTTGTATGTTGCTGACAAGAATTTCTACACGCTAACACATAATACGCATAACGTTGCCAGATATATTTTAATACGTTCTATGCGTGAGAAATTGCGTATATGGTGTGCCAGAGAGACACAGAACTCTATTGCTGACTCCGTGCAGCACGTTTTTGTTGAGTTGATTGATTTGTATGGTTTAAACGAATACTTTAAGATTACGGACCAAGATATTACTTGTTTGGCTACTGGGTCTTATTTTATGTTTAAAGGGTTCAGAGGTTCTGGTTCTACTTATTCTCCGGAGCGGTTGAAGGCTTACGAAGACTTTGATATTCTGTGGGTAGAAGAGGCCTCTGCCTGTATTATGGAGTCTTTGAATGTTGTGTCAAAAACAATTCGTAAAGAAGGCTCTGAATTAATATTCACGTTTAACAGAGTGTTAGAAGAAGACCCTGTATGGCGCTTTGCGTGTTACGACATTGGAAACGATATTTACACCAAACACGTCTTTGAAGATGATAAGCGTTTGATTATTTATGCAAACGCCGATACAAACGAGTTTGCTACTAGCGTGCTGTTTGAAGAACGCGAAATGGACCGCAAACGTTTAACGGTAGATGAGTTTAATCGTGTATGGCTGGGATATCCTGACCGTTCTGGTGGTATGAAAGCATTCTTTACCAGAAACCAAGTGTATGGTAATACCGTACAACCCCCGTTTGAAGAGACAGATATGTGGGAAACCGTAGTAGGATTTGACCCTAACGGTGGTGGTAAAGACTCTGCGTGTGCAGTAGCCCGCAGGGGCCGTGAAATCGTTGAAATGCGCGTTTACAGAGATATTAAAGACCCCAGGGACCTCGCAGAGCGGTTTATTATGTTCAAGCGTAAACATAATGCCAAGAGGGCTTATTGTGATGCTGGTTACGGCCAAGGCGTTATTGTTATGGCCCGTATTATGAACGAGAACATAATTCCCGTTGACTTTGGTGGCAAGTCTCTGATGGATACTTGCAACTGTTTGAATAAACGTGCAGAGATGTATTACAAGATGCGTGAATGGCTGCAAGACGGTGGATATCTGGGCGACCCGAAAGATAATGAGGTTGTTGAATTAAAACGCGAATTGCAATGCATAGAATACAACCTGCGCAAGTCTGATGAAGGTAAAATAGCCCTAGGTCCCAAAGATGATATCCGCAAGAAGTTAGGCCATTCTCCGGATAGAGCAGACGCAGTCGCTCTTACCTTTGCCGGGTTTAAAGATAAAATGATTAAGAATAGCCGTGGTGTTGAGATAGACGATAACTCTGATTATTCTGTACAATCTATGGACAATATTGATACACTGGACTTAATATGACAAACAAAAAGCCTTGCCCTATTTGTGGAAAGCCTATGGGCTTAAATTCCAAAGAATGCAGAGCCTGCCATTATAAGGCTTTAAAGCAACACGGTGTAAAGAAGCCAAACAAATTGGCTGAACTCTCTAACGAGAATTATTGTATCCAATGCCATAAGTTAATGGACATTGATAGAATAAGCGCGTACTGTGAAGAATGTGAAAAACATATTGAAGTTGAATATGATTCTTTGCAGTATTGATTTGACTTAATTGTCAAAATAAACTAATTAGTTAATTAATGGAGCAAAATATGCCCGAAAACGAAACGAATACTCAGGCTGCTACCCAAGCAGCAGACAACACGCAAACGCCCGCTGTGGAGCCGAATAGCGCTACTACTGATGGTACTGCGCAGACTAATGCTACTGAACCTACCACGCAGACTACGGAACCGGATAAAACACAAGAACCGGAACTCAAAATTGAGGATTATGGTGATTTGGGACTTGTTGAAGAAGAAGGCGTCAAAATGGACGCTAATCTCCAAAAGTCTTTTAAAGAACTTTGCTTGGAAAATAAGATTCCGGTGGAAACTGCTAAGAAAGTAGCCAAACTGCAATATGATGCTATGAAGAAGCAACACAATGATTTTGTTGCTTTGCAACAATCTTGGGAAACGGAAAACACCAAGACTTATGGCGACAATCTGAAAAATGTAAAAACAAATGCTGGACGCGTACTGGCTGAATTAGATAAATCCGGGAAATTCAGAGAATTTCTGGAACTCGCAGGTGCGACCAACGCCCCTGCCACGTTGGGATTTTTAAAAGAAGTAGGCAATAGAGTGCTTGAAAAAGGCTCCGTGAACCCTAGCGCCACTACTACTCCCACGATGAAAGAATTAGAAGATTTTTATAAAAACTAATAACAAGGAAACTGAACTATGTCTGGATACAACTTGTATGACTATGCTAAACAGTTTATGCCCGATGGGAAAGAGTTCCCGATTGTGCGTGAATTGGATAAGAATGACCCGATTGTTCGGGACGCCGTAGTGAAAGAGTCTAACTCTGACTCCGGCCACGAATACGCCGTACAGAACGGTTTGCCTGCTGTCGTGTGGCGCCGTGCTTATGAAGGCGTAAAACCGACCAAAGGCTCCACGACCGTTGTAAAAGAAGTGTATGGCCGTATGTCTGCTGTTTCTATGGTGGACGTTGCCATCGCTGAAAAAGGCGGCAAAGTGAAAGAAGTGCGTGCCGAAATGATGAGAGACCGCTTGGAATCTATGGCCCAAGAAGCCGCTTCCAAAATCATCTACGGTTCTCTCGCTGAAAATGAAAAAGCCTTCGTCGGCTTCGCTAAACGCTACGGCAAACTCACTGGCGCTAAAACCTCTGCTAACGTAATCAACAATGGTGGTCAGACTGCTGACAAACAATCGTCCATCTATTTGATTGGTTGGGCTCCGAACAAAATCTTCACGTTCTTCCCCAAAGGCACTCGTGCCGGTATCAAAACGTACGATTATTCTGCTAACGGCCCGATTGACCTTCCGGATGGTGAAGGTGGTACGTTCCCTGGCTATAAAGAGCAGGCTGAATGGCTCTTGGGCTTGGGTGTACAGGATTGGAGATACGGTGCTCGCGTCTGCAACATTGAAGTCTCTACGCTCACGACCGATGATGCTCAGAAAGCGCTGTACAATAACTTTATGAAAGCGGTTGGCCAAATCCATAACTTGGAAAACTGCAAACTGATTGCGTATGCGTCTCGCGCCGTAAAAGATGCGCTGCGCTTGGGTTATATGAAATCTGGCGGTGTAACCGTTTACCAGAACAACAATATGACCTCTTCCGGCAACCAAGGTTATGCGAACCACGACCTCGTGATTGACGGTATCCATATTAAAGCCGAAGACGCTATCGTTGAAACCGAAGCGGTGGTTGCCTAAGGCGAGGAGAGAGATAAGATATGATGACCGATAAATCTCTGTTGTTCTTTGCGGATAAAACCGCTACGGCGACTGGTACTGCTATTGAATGCGCTGGCTCTGATTATGGCCGCTCGTTCATCTTCTGCACGCTGCCTGTTGGTCCTACCGCTGTTAAATTGGAAGTGATGACGGGTGCTACGGCTGCTGCCGCTACCACTGTTATTGCGACCAAAGCGCCTACGGCTGATGAAACCGCCAAAGGCTTGATGGCTGTTGCGTTGCCGCACGACTTGGATAAGTTTGTTAATGTAAAACTTACCTTGACGGGTGATGTAACCTCTGGTGTCGCCACCTGCGGTATCACCGATGCTATTCCGAATGGCCCGTTTGTAAAATAACTGGTATTCGTTTCGGGGGTATGCGCAATCTCGCGTGTACCCCCATATTTTTTATAACAATAACAAGAGGACACGATATATGGGATTAACGGCTAGTATTATAGGGGCTGCAATTTTGGCTGGAACTAGCGCTGGTATGCAAGCAAAAGAGGCGCACGACCAACGCAAATTGGCTAAACAACAACAAGAAGAACAGGAAAAACTCGCGAAGTTGGAGGCCGGTAAAGCGCCTACTAATATAGAAAACACCGGTGCGGTGGATAGTAATGAAACCAGACAATCTGCTATCCGCAGAACTATTTTGAGCCGCACGCAACAGGCTGGCTCTAAATTCGGAGACTAATAATGGAAGTAAACAGAAACTTATACCAGAGGATTTTTGATTCTTTAAAAAAGACTTACGATAAACGCAAGAATAGATATCAAGAAATCCGGGACCTGTTGGCTCCCGGTACTGGCGTTTTTAGTGCGTCTGACGAAGCGGAGAATTTGTCCGTTGATTACAAAAAGCAACTGGACAGCGAACCCGCCTCTTACTTGGATACTACTACCGCTGGTTTGTACGGTGGATTAATTAACCCTGCGTCTCGTTGGTTTGATTTAACTATTGATAAAACCAAGAAACGCAATATGCAAATGGATTATTATACTCTGGCACAAGGCCTTGAAAACGTGCGCGAGTTTCTGTATTATCTGTTTGCTAGAAGCAACTTCTATTCTGCGATGCGTTCCGTTGTGTCTGAATGGGTTAGATACGGTATCGGTGTGATGCTTATTGAGGAACGTGATTGGGACTTTATTTTCTTTAACCCGTTGACCGTTGGTGAGTATTATCTTGGTATTAATGAGAATGGCGAATATGATAAGATAGCCCGCTGTTTTTCTATGACCTCTGAAAAGATGATTAGTAACTTCGGTAAAGATAATTGCCCCGAAAGAGTTGTTACGGCATACGAAAACGGTGATTATGATACGCTGTTTACCGTAAATCATCTTATTTGCCCGAACCCCAAAGATGGTATTGTGTCGGATAGATTTAAATACATTGACTTGTATTGGATGCCCGGCGGAAATGATGGCGCTATGACGTTCTTGCGCAAAAGCGGATTCTATTCTAACCCGTTGATTGTTTTTGATTGGGAACGCAAGAATGTAAGAACGGTATATCCGATTGGCGTCGGTGAAAAGATTTTGGGTGATGTTAAAGAATTGCAATATACTGCGAAATGTTTAAACATTAACAAGTCTTATTTAGCCAACCCTGCGTTAGCGCTACATACGTCTTTGGGCAAGAAGCCTGTTTTGCCGGGCGCTAGATTCTATACGGACCAAGACCCGACCAAGGTTGCCGCAGAGATGTATCGCGTTTCTCCGCATATTACCGAACTGGAAGACAGCCGTGCTCGTTTATTGGAAAAGATTAGACGCATCTGTATGGCTGATATTCTTATGTTGTTTGCGCAACAACAGACCGGCAACAGAACGGCTACCGAAGTGTCTGCTATTGTGCGCGAGCAGATGACCTTGTTGGCTCCGGTCTATTTACAAGCAAAAGCAGGCCTTACGCAAATCTTTAATCGTGTGATTGATATCTGCAACCGTAGAGGTTTATTGGAAGGCCTTACGGGCTTTGACGTAAAAGATATCGGAATTGAGTTTATGTCTTCTATTGCCAAAGCGCAACGTATGGCAGAAGTGTCTTCTATCCAAGAATTAATCCAATATATTGCGGCGCTGGGTCAGATTAAACCCGGTGCGTTGGATTATATTAACGAAGATGCTATAATCAAAGATGTAGCGGAACGGTTAGGCAATGTGTCCAAACTTAACTCCGATGACCAAGTGGCGCAGTTGCGTGAAGCGCAAGCCAATGCGCAGCAGCAAGCGCAACAACTTGAAGTACAAGCGCAACAAATGAAGATTGCGAAAGATGCTTCCAAAGCCAAATTAGACCCAGCCTCTGTGTTGGGACAACAAATCGTTGACCAAGGTGGTACGCTTCCTCCGGAGGCGTATCCCCAAGGGCAGGGAGGATTTTAGTAAATGGCAGATATCTTTGATAAACAAGAAGAAAGCAAGAGAGCCCAGACCAGATTTCTGGGCCTCTTGGCTCAAAAACACGATGCAGCATTAGCGAATCTGTTAGCAAATAAAGACTTTCGTTTTTATATGTCCGAGTTACTCGGTTTTTGCAAAACGTTTGAAAATGCGTTCTCTGAAAAGGGAAACGTCGCAGCGTATCAAAATGGTATGCAGGCAGTCGGCCAAAAGATATTTAATGATATTATGTTAATTGAGCCCGAAGCATACTTACTGATGTGCCAAGAAGAAAACGACTTGTTGTCTATGCGCGGAGAGAAAGATGAATTTAAATAAACAGAACTTTTCGTTTTTAGGTGGCCTTGTGTCTCAGAAGTTGGATGAGCGCAGGGATATGGATAAGTTTGATAAATGGTTTAAAGTTGCAGATAATATGCGCTTCTTTTCTACGGGCGCTATGCAAAACAGAACTGGATTTAAAAAGATTGCAAATACCAAAGGAAATATACCAAACGATAATATCCGTCTGTTGCCATTCGTTTTTAATAATAACGAAGCCTTCTTGTTGGAACTTGGGGGGCAGGGCTATATGCGTGTATTTAAAGACGGCGAGCCAATTCTTGACGAAAATGGTGCCGTGAAAGAGTGGGCAACTAATTTTACCTTTCCTGCTAACGAAGATTTAAAGTATGCCCAATCTGGTGATATTATCTTTTTAACCATTCCCAGCAAAGGGATTTATGAAATCAAAAGATTGAATATTGAAGGGACAGAATGGAATATAAGCCAGTTTGATGCCGTATATTTGCCATTAACGGAAGAGAACTCCAATAAAGACCAAAAATTGTCTGTTACTTTTGAGCAAGCACAAACAGTTTCTAGCCAAAGTGTTTTTGAAGATGTGTTTGCTCCTATTGATGGATTATATCTGTGCGTGCAAACGGAATTTGGCGTAGTTAATACCCTCGTCAATAACGCAGAAGTGCCAAGATGGACTTCTTTGAAAATTACATCAACTGCCAGTGATTCAATAACGGATATGAATTTTATGGATACGGATTATGATACGGTTTTTCTTGCAAGTGGTGATGATTGCGTTGTAAAGAATGATGCTGAGAATAATCCGAATCTAAAAGACAAATATTATTTAAAACTTACAAAACTAGGCTCCAAAAAACGCTTTGAAGAGCCAGAAAGCACTTTTGACATTACGAAAGCACCGAGTGCGCTTGCTGTTACTGTTGAATCCGATAAAGCCTCGCCAGTTGGCACTACGTTAAGGGCTGTTACGGCAGTTAGTATATCACAAAAATACAAAACACTATTTCCTTGGATGAAAGACACTTACGAATTAACAGATGATGATTGGAAAAGCATATCTGATAAATCATCTTCCAGCGGTGGTAGTGCGGATATTTTATATTCGCCAATAGAAGCACTTGACAAAAAAATAGCCGATGACTACAAAGCGAGCGGCGCCACAGGAGGAAGACCTTGGCTGCTTACGACCGGGTTTTTGCCTACTTCTACGGAAAATAAGGTAGCGATGTATGCCTATGTTGGGAGAGTGCACGGTGTCGCAACTGGCTACCCGATTTTAGAAGCAACACTTACATATCGGGACCTAATAACTGTTGGTGGCCAAAGTGGCACGCATATAGATGTAGGAACTACTCTTGCAACTGTTGTTTCGGAGGATTTTGAGTTTTTTAAAGACAAGAAAGTAGGCGAAGTTTTTTGTATTAGAACAAAAGTGGATGCGCAATCTTACTCGGGAAGACACAGTAATGCTATGTCCAGTTTGCCCAGAACTTATGGGCCTGCCAGTTCAAAATGGCGATTTATTACTACTGGTAACTGGAAGGGCAAAATGATTTTAAGTTATTTTGATGAAGATACGGCGGATTATGTTGCGTTCAGGACACTAACATCAGAAAATGTTGACCAACCCAAGAATGATAACGCTTCTGGCGAGATTGGAAAAAGTGAAATAGTAACATATAAAGTATATGCAAAAGAAGATGCGGTAAAAGCCTCTGATGATGCTGACCTCGCATTGTCTTGGACTTTAAATACATCTAGCAGTGAAGTTAATATGTATTTCCAAATAAATTCTATAACAAATAATTCCACCGCTAAATGCGTTGTTATAAAGAATTATCATCAGTTAGGTGGTGAAGAAACTACAAATACGTTCAAATCTTCTTTTTGGTATGAGTCAGCCTTTTCATCTTCAAAAGGTTGGCCGACATCAGTTGGTTTTTACCAAAATCGTTTATTCTTTGGTAAAGATTACAATTTGTATGGTTCCAAGACTAATGACTTCTGGGATTTTTATGAGCCTATTGCAGTAAATGATGATGACCCGATTAATATGTCGTTACTGTCATACAAAGTAAATGATATTGTTAATATCGTAACATTAAAGAGTTTCTTTGTATTCACGGCTGGTGGCGAGTTCGGTATTGGCTCGTCTGGTGCTTTAACACAGAAAGATAAATTCTTGAAGCAATACTCTACACACGGCAGTGCTAAATGTTTGCCGATTGTGGCTGGAAATATGATTATGTTTGTTGATACGTCTGAACATACAGTAAGAGCGTTCCAGTACTCGTTTGAAACGGATACATATGAAGCGCAAGATATTTCTGTTATGCTGGATGAAATCATCAAAGACGAAAAGATTATATCCACTTCTTATTCTGCCAACGAAAAAGAGTGCTATTTCTTAACGGAAAAGGGCGAAATCTTTGTATTAAAGTTCTTCCCAGAGCAGAACATTATGGCTTGGTCCAAATGGAAGCACGGCAAATACAAAATTAAGAACATCTGTGTTATGCCTCGTGGTAGTGAAGAGGACTTGTATATTTCGGTGAATACGGAAAACGGTATGCAAATTGAGCGTATGGTGAAAGATATTTATGCGGACTCTGTAAATATCTTAAACTTTGATAATGAGGTTGAAGAAGCCTCTGTCCCGTTTGCCACAGGTTCTAGTGTTGTTGTTAATGATGGCGTTAATAAGTATAATGCTGTGGTTGACGAAAACGGCAAAATCAAGTTGGCAAGACCTGCCAAAAGCATTAAAGTAGGCCTTGCGTATAAATCCCAGGCCGTTATGCTTGCACCGGTAGTTATGACGCAAGATGGTAACGCCACTACCTATAATGTCAGAAAGACGTTTAAGGCTTATTTCAAATACTCTGACAGTTATGGGTTTAAGGTTGGTGTATATGGACACGAACATATGGAACCTAATTACCAAGAAGTTGGACAAACGATTGATAACGAAACCGTTTTGACAACTGGTAAGAAAAGTGTTTTAATGCCTAGTAGATATGATATGCAAAGCGGTATCAGTTTCTTGCAAGAGAAGCCCTATCCTATGATTATTGAAAACGTAATGTTGGATGTTGACTATGGCAATAAATAAACTAGCAATCTTGCGTTATTATAATGATTTGCCCGTACTCTTAAAACAGATGCGGGCAAAAGATAAAGCCGAATTAATGAATGCGGCGGTTGCTAGTGGTACTACGCCAAAGTCTTTGTTGTATCATATGATTGATACCAGTATAGAGCCCGAATCTGCCTTTTATGGCAACAAATTGTTATTTTGTTGTGGGCAGAGAGCGCTAGCAGGCCAACCAGACCGCCAAATCGGCGATATCTGGCTACTTTCTACCAAGTGGGCTGATAAGTACCCGATTGCATACACAAAGGCCTGTAAAGCCGTTTTAGACAAAGAGCGTAAACGTTTTAAGCACGGTGTTTATATCTTAACGTCATCTGAATATCCAGAAGCGATGCGTATCAGCGAAATCATCGGGCTACACAAACAAGATGTTAGCGCTGATATTAATAGCGTTAGATATTATCTATACTTTGCAGAGGGATTATGAATTACTTTCAAAATAATTTATTAAATGGATATGGGAACACGGGTTTCCAAGTAAATTCTATTGGCAACGTCCCTGTTGCTAATAGTTCTTATTGGAATAGTCTGGGCAGCGGTTCTACGGCTTCTGCGCTTGGTGGACTTAATTATAATCCAACTGGTGCTGCCGCCAAAAATGTTGCTGCTTCCAAAGCAGGTGGTGCTGGTAGTATCGGTAGTGGAATTGGATACGGAATGTTGGCGCAAGGCATTGCTGATACAACTAACGAGTTTCTTAATATGTATTTAACACGTCAGACGGCTGCGGCAAAGGCTGATGCTTATCGTTCGCAAGCGAGACTTGTTCAGCAGGCTGCTGTTCAAAAAAATAAATACTTAAATGAAGAATTAGGACAGCAGGTATGGAACTTATATGACCAGAGCAGAGCGCTTGAAGGACAACAGATTACGGCTATGGGCGCTTCTGGGTTTACTGATGTGTCGGCTGGCGATAAACGCTTGTTGCGTGATACTAGACTAAAAACGGAGGCCGCTGTTGAAGGGCTGAATAGAACTGCTTTCTTGCAGCAATTTGAAACGAATAGAGCGGCTGCGATGGAAGCCTCTCGTTTGGAGTATGCGGCTAAAATGCAAGACAGAATCCGCAAAAACGCATCTGGTTGGCGTGGTTTAACAAGAGTCGGTATCAATTTAGGATTATCTGCGGCCGGTGCTTATTTTGGCACCAGTTTTGGTAAGACCGGATACGGTAACGATATTAATGTTTTTGGGAGTGTACAATAATGCCTATTCCTCAAAGTAATTTACAAAAGCAAGTTCAAACGCCGAAAGTGGCTACTGGGCAAGCGTTAGATGCCAGCGATATGATTCAGCAGGCTATGGCCCCTGCGTTTAATACTATTAAGCAACTGAGCAATCTTGGCAATCAGGTAGAAAAACTGGAAGTTGCTCAGAGACGTGCTAATAGCCAACAACAGGCACAAGATGCAATGAACGAATATCTTGCTAATCGTGAACTGCTTGATACGGAACTCCACCAAAAGACTTTGGAAGATGCTGTCGGTTTTCGTGATAAGTATTACCAGCAAGCGGATGTTATGCACCAAAAGTTCTTGTCAAAAATTGCCAGTATCAAAGATGGCGATATTCGTGAGAATGCTAGACAACGTATCAATTCTTATAATATGAATGCCGCTTCCAAAACGGAAGCGTATGTGTTCGGACAAGATGATAAAGCGAAGGACTTGTCGCTGGAAACCAGTAAACAAAATAGCGCAAACATAGCGGCCACTTCCGTGAGCCCGTTGCTGGGCGATGACACAAATATCCAATCTTTTAATACGGCTGTTGCTGATGGAGCAAATGATATTGTTAATAGATATGCTCAAAAAGGATATCCGGCAGAAGTAACGGCTCTTGCTGTACAAGAGTTTCAATATCAAGCCGCAGACCAAGCCGCTCAAACTTTGGCTGCTGACTCTAATGATTACGGCTCCGCCTTGCGGTTTATTTATGGACTTGGGGCGAGTAACTCTATCCAGCATAGCGATATGGTTAAACTTGCTAGAAAGTATGAAGAGCAACAGTTGAACTACGAATTTGCGAAAGACCAAGAAAAATTCAGAAAATCTGATGGAGCCTTTAATGAAGCGTTAGCGAAACAGATTGCTCCCAACCTAACTCCGGAAGAACGTTATAAAAAGTTGTCTATGCTGTCGGCGGCTAATGCTGCCAATGGCGGTTCTTTGTCTGGTGGACAATTAGGTGCAATTGAAACTACTGACAGAGCCTTTAAAGATTACCTCATTACAGATATGGCCAACAAAGGATTGGCTGGTTTGCTTGATAAGAATGATATCGTGGATTATTTAGGAGTTCCGCCGGATACGGAATCCGTTAAGGCATTTAAAGCCCAACAGCAGGAAATCCGTAATGATACGAATAAATATAACCCGACTGCTATTATGGATTTGATGTCTATGTTGAAAGCCGGCAATAATACCCGTGTCATTTGGAACCAATCCAATGGGCAATGGAAAGCGAGCGCAAGCAGGGCTGAATTAAAAGAAGCCGCTGCTAACGGGTACCATATTCTGACGAAACCGACAATGCAGAATAACGAAGAGTTGTACACCAGATTATCCAGCGAATTAAGACGTATGGTGCAAAGCAAAAACTATTCCAATGCTCTTAAAAATAAGTATCTTTCTGGTGCAAAGCCCAGCGTAAAAGAAGTGTCTGATTATGTTTCGGCTGGTATGCTAAGCCGTATGTATGATGACCGTGGGTGGTTTATGAAAGGTATTGACTGGGTGCGTGGTCGCAACGTTGACTCTCAGCCATTTACTTCTTATGTCGGTACTATGGAAAAGATGCGTATTGCAGCGCAGCAAACCCTTAAAAAGAACGGGTATTCTGACGCAACGGAGTTTGATGCTTTGGATAATAGAATCAAAAATGATATGTTGATTTCTATGTCTATTGCAGCAGCCACTTCGTTATCTGATGCGCAATTGTCTCGTATTGGCCTGCAAGTAGGCAGAGATGCTGCCGGTAATCCAACCAAGGTGCTAAATGGCAGCCAGAGAGTTTTAGAAGACTTTTTAAATGTAAAGCCTGATTATAACTTTCAAAGCGTAACAAAAGACATTAGCGGGGCTATTTATCCAGCGGCTGGCGCCTTTTATAACGCGCAAGATATGTACACGGCTGCTAATCACTATATGGAAAAATATGCTAGGATATCCAGAGATGCCGCAATTGAGCGGCAAGCAGCCTTGGATGCAAGAATAAAAGAACGCAAAAACACAAGCAATCTTAAAGAAGCGGTAATGTATGGTCTAGAAGATGGCCAACCCGCTCTAAAAAGAAAAAGACCCGTAGGGCAATATAATCTTCTAACAGGCGAAGAAGGATACGACTACTCAGATTATACTGACTATTAATAGGATATAACAAATGGATACTAATCAAGATAATGAAATGCAAAAATTAGTGCAAGAACAGCAAGCGCCTTACAACCCGCTTGGCAATAATATTACTGCCAGAGGCTTTGAAAGCATTATGGCTGGTGCTGACCCGAATAATCCTGTTATCTCTTTTGGTAGCGGGGCTAATCCGAGTGTTGATTATACCAACGCCGCAAAGGCACAACCTGCTACCGCAAAGGTTGATAAGCAGGGGTTCATTACAACCCAAGCAGAACAAGAAAGTTTGCTGCAAAATGAAGATAAACTAAAAGAAGATGCTATTAACTTATATAACAGTATGGCTCCTGATATGGCGAAAGATTATAGCCAAAACGCCAAACTGTTACAAGCGCTGAATATCACCAGTGAGGCGATAATTCAGGCTGGTTCTTCTTTTGGCTCGCAAGCGCTTAATATCGCGCATAGCGTTAGTGCACAAAAACACAATCTTGCGGAAGCCGCTTGGAAAGGGTATATCTCTGCTATTCCGGACACCGACCCTGATAAGTTGTCGGCTATGGAAGCAATTCAAGGCTATTATGATGCCGCCATACCCGATATGGATAGGGATATCCGCTATGCCAAGTTATCTGAATTAATAGACGCTAACGGCAAGCCGTTATCAAAAGAAGCCTTGAAAATCGTTGAGAAATATCAAGATTTGATGAGCGCTAGAAAAGACAATGAGCGCAATATGCAAATTGAACAATTGTACGAACAGGGCGCCGGGGATGATGACAACCCTGTAAACTCTTTTATTCGCAAATATACTAGTACTGATTTATTGGGCGTTGAAAGACGCAAAGGCGACAAGTATAGCCTAATTGGACAAGGTTCTCAGTTACTTGGCGATGTTGGTGGTAGTGTTGCATTTTCGTTTGTTACTGGTCAAGGGGTCAGGGGACTTACCAGCGCTGGGTCTGCTGCTGTAAGAGCATTTGCTCCAAAAGCGGCTCAGATGGCTCTTGGCGCGTCTGCCGCTGCTGGATATACCTCCATATTCTCGCAATCGTTTTTAGCGCAATATAACCGCATTAGAACGCAAGCGTTACTCGCAGGCAAAGATATTGATACAGCAAACGCCGCTGGCTTCTATGCTGGTGTTGTTGAAGGTGGTTTGGAATTTGCTGGCTTCAAAGGCTTTAACCGTTTGATGGCAAGAGATGGCTTTTTACGCAATATCATTTATAGAGACGTCTTGCCAGAAACATTACAGGAAGGTTCGCAGACTATTGGCGAAAACATTGTTACGGAAGCGTTTGGGGTTACTGACAAACAGTTCGGCGATATTATGACCGAAGTTGCGATGTCTATGTTAGGCGGGGCTCTTGGTGGTGGTTTTTTTGCAAAAGGTATCCGTGGTGGCGCTGAAAGAGCCGCCGGTTGGTTGACTGGTATTTCTGCCAGAGAGGCCGCTGCGTTAGATGGTATTTCTGCGGAAGCCCGTACCGAGGGTTATAAGCGTGCCGCTAAACGCGTTGAAGCGGACTTGGCAGAGGCTGCCAAAGATGCTAAAACCATAAGCGATGTTAAATTAGACACGAAGACGGCAACTAAACAAGAAGTTAAAACAGAACAAGCAGAGCAAAAAGCGCAGCAACCCGCTGCGCAAGAACAAACTACTGCACAAGAACAATCGGCTCAGCCAGAAGTTGCTGCGCAACAGACTTCTGCCGCCACGACAGAGCAGACGCAAACAGAAGTTGCAACGGAGCAAGCGACGGAACAGACTGAACAAAAACCTGCTGACCATATGGAAGTCTATCGGCAGCAAGTGCAGAAGGCCGAAGAAGTGTATTATACCGAAATCAAAGATTTATATCGTGTATATACCGAAAAAGCAAAAACCTTGTCTCCAAACGCAACTAAACAACAGATGGAAAATGGTTGGAGAGCCGTATCTTCTATTATTAACGCGCAATACAATGGCGGAATTGTTGCGGAACAATATGATAGAGTAATTGATACTGCATTAAAACATATTGATAAAACGAATGCGGCTATTAAAAAGAATACAGCAGCCTTAAATAAAGCCTTGCAAGCGAAAGGTGTCAATAAAGAATTGGCTGCTGAATTATCTAGCCAAGATTGGGCCAAGAGACACGCGGCGCAATGGGAAGTAGCCTCCAAACAATTAATGGAAGATTTGACGGATGCTGGGATATCTGAACAGGAAGCAAGTCTGAGCGTTCGTTTTATTAAAGGTTTGTTATATAACACTACTTATGTAAATCCGACAATCAGCGTTTCTGATGTATTAGATGCGATGAACTTGCAAATTTTCAACACGCAAGTATTGCATTTAAGAGGCAGAGATGCGGATATCCCGGAAGTGTTTAGCCCTGCTGTAAGTGAAATCAGACGGCGTAGAACCGGTACTGCTATGGATAGACGTCAGGAAGCCGAAGAAATAGTTGGCTTAATGAAAGACTCCAAAAAGAATGATGCACAAATTAGACAGAGATTATGCGGCGCATCTGACGCTGGTCCGAAAGCAGTTAGACTGCAACAGAATTTTGCTTATTTACAAGACTCTGAACAAAAGGTATTAAGTAATTCCGAGTTCGCTGTAAAGCAAGATTATAGCCTTGATGATTATATGGCTATGGCTGTTATGCGTGAACGTGGCGCAAGCCAAAGCGAAATCAACGAGGCTTATGGCATCGGTGTTGCAGAAGGTGTTACATTGTCTCCTGAACAGATTCGCGAGAAAAGATTGAAACAATTGTACAGACTGCCTACTGCTAAACAATTGAAACAATTACAATATCTCGGGGAAGAGATTGAGTCTAAGAAAAACCTTGCTGGCGCGTATTCGTCCGACAAAAACATTGCTGTTGTGTCTGACCCGCGTACTGGCACGGCGTTCCACGAAGTCGGACACTTCGCATTGACGAAGATTTTGGCGGAAGGTGTTACACTTGAAAAATTAGGTTTATTGCCAAACGGTAGCCCGTTAAAGAACTTGTATGACTCTTTGCGCAAGACTATGGAACTTAACGGCGAATTGCCAACGGAGAGACAATTCCAAGAAACCCTGTTGGACCAAGCGAATAAATTTATTCTTAATGGCAAAGGCAGCACGCCTGAACTAACGGCTGCTTTGGCTGCTGTAAACAACCTAAACAATGCAAATACCGAACGTGTTAATGGCTCGTTATTGCACAATCGTTCTGACAGAGCAAATCTTTCACAGGGGCAAAAGGCGAACGTTGCAAAGGATGTAGAAAACATATTCTCCAATAACTCTTTGGCTGACTTGGTTGGAAAAGCGGACGCATTGGCTAGTATTGCAAACTTTGATGTCGCTATTGATTTTAGCGATGCAAAAGCCGCCGCTGAAAGAGTAGCCAATCAGGCATTGGAACTGTTGGATAATTCCGCAATTTCTAATAAAGATATGTTTAAAGCCGCTCTTGAAGCGGCCTACGAAGCAAACGATGTTTTGATGGTACATTCTATTGCGATGGATATTGCGAATACAGCAAAGAATCAGGCTCTCACCCAATTAGTGGATAGCATTTCCCAAAATGAAAGAGCCCAGAACAAAAACTTCACGCCGGGACAAACATCCGATGAAGATGTGTTTTATTGGAGTTGGGGTAAAGGCTCTACTTCCAAACGCCCCGTTAGCGCGTCTAAATTGCCTGCTAGGGCAGCGAAAACAATTAAGCAGTATTATGATGCCTACAAAACAAAAGATACTATAACGGAAGTCAAAAACGCTGCTTATGGGCTTATTCAATCCATTGATAGCGCTGCACAGGCCGTGTCTCCCGAACTCGGTTCTTTGATTAACAAAGAGATGTACAAGGCGGTTAGCCGCACCTTGAAGGCGAGAGAGACTATTGGCGTCATTACAAATGCAATTGAAGAGAACGGAAAGAAATACAAACCCGGTGATGAAAAATACTTAACGCAATTAGAATACTGGCAAATTCACACTTTTCTTGGTAACGGCACAATCAACTGTTTTTCAATTGTCCGTGATGTACTTGAACGTAAATGCGGCAAGAAGGCAGCAGAAGCCTGGGATTGGTGCGTTAAAGAATTGCCGATAGTAAAAAAAGAACTGATTGCAAAAGGGCTTAATCCGAAACTGTTTGGTGTAGAAAATTATTTCCCGATGGTGGTGGAAGATTATGACGGACTCAATAAAGTTTATTTTGGTAACCCGAATAAAAGGTCTGCTATTACTAAATTAGTAGATAGAGCATACAAAGAAGCGACCACCGGTAAAGATGGGAAGCCTATTGAAATGACGGAAGAACAGGCTCGCAAATTAAAGGCCGATATCATTGATAACATTACTGGTCGTTATCAGCGCAATACGGATGACGCTAACAAGGTGTCTTCGTTACTGAAACGTCAAGTGTTTGAATATAATATTGATATGATGAAGTATTACAAGGACCCATTTGATACGTTAGCCGATTATTTTGAGTCTGCTTATCGTACCTCTATGATGCGTACTCTTATCGGTAAAATCCAATACGATGCAGACGGGAATCCTATTTATAGTGCCAGACAAAATCCTGTTGATGTGAATGAAGGCACTAACCTTGTTGGCCAATACTTGTTTGAATATCAAAACAACAACAAATTGAACGATGAGCAAGTTGAAGCCTTGAACCGCTTTGATAAAGCAATGGCCGCTCTTGCAAAAAGAAACAAAGACTTGGACCCGAATATATTCAATACGATTAGACAGTTAAACTCGCTTACGATGTTAGGGTCTCCTATTAACGCGATTAACCAGTTCGGCGACTTGTACTTGGTTGCTACGGCATACGGGTTTTCTAATATGGTTGATGGCATATTTAAGGCAATAAGAGGTCAGGGCATTAATGTGCGTGATGTTAATGTGCAATCGTCTAACGAGGTGTATAGACCCGCTAATGAAGGCGCTATTAACAAAGCGACCAAGTGGGTGTATAAGCATACGTTCTTTGAACAGATTGACGTTATGGTAAAGAATGCCACATTGAATGCTGCCGCTTCTTGGTTCCAAGAAACGTTGAGCCAGCCCGGTACTACTGAATATAAGATGGCTATGCATTATTTGGATATGTGTTATCCGCCGTCTTCTTATATGCAAATTTCTCCGGAAATTGGCGAAGCAGGAATCCAACAAGCAAAGACTCAACGCGAAGGCGTACGCGAGCAAGTTATTAAAAACTTAAAAGCGGGTAATTTGAATGACCCCGATGTTAAGTTTATGTTGTGGTATATGCTCAGTAAAACGCAGCCGCAAACGGCTTTAAGTGTTCCGGCAAACTATAACGCTATGGGCCCTCTGGGTAAATTGTGCTATCAGTTTACGCCTGTTTCTACCCGCCAGTTAGAGTTTTTGGCTGACTACTATAAGACTCAATGGCAGATTGCTCCCAAACCTGAATTAGCCCTTAAAATTGGTAAGATGTTATTGTTTATGCTTGCTATTGGTGTTCCAAAGGAAGCACTTGCTGACATTTTAAGAGGCAGACAACCGGACTTTGGCAGAATTGCCGCATTTACTCCGTTGCAACCGCTTATGATTAATGAGTATTTGGTTGCTACTATTGAGAAAGAAGGTTTGTTTAGCGGATTAACGGAACTTGCCGGGCCGTCTTTCGGGGCGCTTGATAACGTGTCCAAAGACTTAATCAGAGCCGTTCAGTTAAAGTCTTATAAAGGACATACGTTTAAGAGCGTACCGATATTTGGCACTTTCGCCTACAACTGGATGTTTGGAGGCGCAGACTATACAAAGAAAATGAAGAATGGATTGTTTGAAGATGCAAATAGTCTTGATGAAAGCGCAAAAGAAGCGTATGCTTACTTACGGAGTTTCTAATGACACAACCTATTACACACGATGCATACTTAGACTTATATATGACGGAGCCGGTTATCCAGTATATCTATACTGTTGAGGGACACCATAAGGGGGCCGAAATGGTCCCCGACTCCAACGGTAAAACCAAAACAGAAACTACTTATTATGGTATTACCAAACATTCGTTGGGTGATGTGCAGAAGGCCTATGCTGACGAAATCCCTGAGTCTATTAAAAAGGCTACTGTTAAAACACTAACCGAAGAGCAGGCGAAAGAGGTTGCATACTATAATGCACGTTTCCTGTCTGAACGTATATCCAGTTATATGAAAAAGAATCCGGATGCGTTTATGAATTTAGATGTACAGGACCGTGCTGCTCTATTATCTGTCTTCTGGGCTACTGGTACCACTAATCTAAAAAAATCGTATGACGAGGATTCCAAGGGCTCTATCTTGCGTGTTATTGAAAACAATGGCAGCAAACAAGATATTATCCGTGCGCTGTTATCAAAAGAAGATGGCACCCCGATGGCAGACCCAAAAGATGATGGTAAAAATGGCGTTAGAAATCGTTATTATGGCGCTGTTAAATATATGTATGATGAAGACGCTGGATTAAGCGATAGAAAGACGCTGGACGAAGCGCGTAAACGCTGGGCGAAATACAAAACAACCACCAATATCTTGCGTTGCAACGATGAATACGGACAATGGAAGCGCAGACAAAATGAAAATGATGCAACGTATATGAATGCTTGTGTGGCTAATTTGAATACAGGTAAAAAAGAAAATGCATCAGAACCGCAAACAAAACCGGTTGAAAATGAGCCAGCAGATAGTATCAGTTTGTTTACAAAGTTTACAAATGCTATGAAAAATTTATTTACTAATACTAACGGAGACGAAAATGGCGGAAACGAAAACAACGATTTGCAATAGAGCGTTATCTTTAATCGGCGAAGACCCGATTAATAGTATTGACGATAATTCCGATAAAGCAGCCAGAGTCTGCAAAATGCACTTTGATAATACTTTTCGCAAAGTGTTAGAAGAGGGACAATGGCCGGAGTTCTCTTGTGAAGAGCCTCTTGAAAAGATTGAATACCCGTATTATTCCGAGCAACAGAAATATGTGTATAAAATCCCTGAGAAATGCGTTAAGATTATTCGCATCTATAAGAATTACAACCGTAAACATATGCCTACTCCGGAAGATTGGGATTTCAGATATATCCCCACTTTGAAAGGGAAATATATTATTTGTAATGCAGATAATACTGCCGAAAATCCCGACTTTACTATTACGGATGACACCACCGCACAAGAAGTCTTGGACTCCAAACAGAACCAATTAGTATGTGAGTTTGTGCGCTTGATTGAAGATTTCTCGTTCGTCTCTGCAAAGTTTATTGAAGCCTTGTCTGCGGCCCTAGCCGCCAGTATCTGTATGGATATTACTAAGAACGAACAACGTTTTCAAATGATGCAACAATTATATTTACAACTGAAAGAAGATGCTTTGATGTCTAAATTAAACGAAGAGGGCGAGGATAAAATGTGCTGGGAAGACCCGCTTACCGCCAGCAGAGGAGTCTAACTATGATTGAAAATCAGACTACAAAGATTCTTTATTCTGCTGATGGCACTAACAAAGTATGGGATATCCCGTTTTCGTTTATTGATAATACAGATATCGTACTAAACGTGAAACTTCCAACAGATGCAGATTTTGTCAAAATAACTGAAAATTACTTGGTAAACAAGAACTCCGCTACCGTTACATATCCTGTTAGCGGAAATGCTGTTGTAGAGGGTTCTAGCGTGCTTATTGAGCGCAATACACCTGTAACTCAATTGGAAAGTTCTGCCGTACTGCATTTTACGTCTGCTGATATGGAACGTGGACTTGATAAGATTACTATGGTCGCTCAGGAAATCAAAAACAAAACAGATGGTTATGCGGATGATATTAAAACCCTTCGCAATGATGTGGATGATTTGGGAGACCAAGTGCAAGGCATTGAAGCCAAAATTCCACAAGATGCTACTAGCGCAAACCAATTAGTAGATAAAGCATCTATGGCTGAGGCTATTTCTACTGGCCTTGCTACGAAGCAAGATATACTTACTGCTGGGGCTAATATCACAATCCAAGACAACGTAATTAGTGCTACCGGAACTGGTGGCGGAACAGGTGGGGCTGTTAATTCTGTTAATGGTAAAACCGGTGATGTTGTGCTGTCCGCCAGCGATGTTGGCGCAGCCACTACTAAATATGTTGATGACGCAGTTGCTGGGGCAGGTGGTGGAAGTGGTTTAACTGGTGTTGTCGTGATGTACGGTACCGAACTTTCCCTAGCCGCCCGTTCTTCCTCCGTGCGTGTTAATATCGGTACTAGAACCTATAAATTTATTACGCTTGAATTAATTAGCGCAGATGGCTATACTTGCACTCCACTACATAGTTCTGCTGGATATGGCAATAGAAGTGGTAACTCCGCCACTATCAAAGTAGAGTTGAATGCTGCTGAATTTTCTGATAATCTTATTATCAGAAACGGTGGCGATACGTTTAGTTATAAAGTTATATTGTGGTATTAAGAGGCTAAAATGATTGAAACTACGATTACTAAAATACAATATGATGCAGATGGCG